TTTAAAGCCGGTGCAGGACTTTCAACGACGCTGCAATATATCGCTGGTTATGGCGATCCGTCACTCAGTACGCAATCCGGTTGGTACATCTATTACGACGCATCAAAGAATTTGAGGTTCAATTTCCAGAATACGTCAAATGCGAATGCCCAAACTACCACTGGAGTTACTACTATTGTTGACGGTAACTGGCATTACATCATGGCGGTAAAAAATTCTTCTAATGTACAACTGTACATAGACGGTGTGGCTACCGGAACTCCGACAGGCGTATCAGGCTCCATGCAAACTGCCGGTACCATGCAATTGCGTATTGGATCGGTGCCGCAGACTTTCGGTACAGCAAACCCACTCCAAGGCAACGTAGACGAGTTTCACTACCAACTCGGTGCGCCGCTAAGCATTGTTCCAAACTCGGTCCCTTACTGCAACTGACGGTGCGGTGCAGCCGCCGGGTGGCCGCCCTAGACATGGGGGATGATCGTATGGCCCAAAGACACAACCGCTGCGAAGATGGCCTTCTACGGGGATTTCCGGAAGGCTGACTTTCAGGCCGTCCATCTGACGCGGATCATGCCGCCGTTCCAGATGTATTACGACAAGCACCCCATTTCCTCGCTGCTGGTCAACAAGGGTTGTGCGTCGGCAATGCTGACGGCATTCACCGACATTTTCGAGAAGTGCGGCCACGACCCGTTGAAGGTCGACGGCACCGGCGCCAGCGACTTCGGCGGCTGCTTCAACGTCCGCAGGATCGCGGGCACGAACAACTATTCCAACCATTCGTGGGCGTGCGCGATCGATCTTTCGCCCGGCACGAACGGATTCCGCACCACCAAGACCACGACCCTCAGCAACATTGTCGTCGATGCCTTCAAGGGGCAAGCCGCGCGCTGGGGCGGCGACTACAAGGGCCGCAAGGACCCGATGCACTTCGAATTCGTCTCACCGGCATAAGGGGAAGGTCATGTTCACGTCCGAACAGATTCAGAGCTACATCCGCATCGCGATCTATTGGGCCGCGGGGTTCGCCGTCAATTATGGCTGGATCACCTCGGATCGCAGCACGGCAATCGCTGGCGCAATCCTCACTGCCATCAACTTCTGCTGGACGCTGTGGGGCAATCGCCTTGTCGCAAAGATCAACGAACTCGCCAAGCTCGGTGAAGTGACGAACATCATTGTCACCACGCCAGCGGTGGCAAACGCCGTAACCAGCACCAAGGTGGTGTCACAATGAACCGCATCCTCGCAATCGGACTGCTCGCGCTCAGCCTCGGCGGCTGTGCCAGCTTCAACGAGAAGATCGCGGCGATCAGCGGGTTCGCGGTCACGCAGAGCCAGCTTGATATCGCCCAGAACTCCTACGACGGCACCTCGCTGGTCGCGCTCCATCGCTACGCCATGCTGCCGCGCTGCGCCGCCGGGCAGAAGTTTACCGTTCCCGCGCCATGCCACAACGCGGCGCTTCTCAAGAGTTGGCGGGCCGTGGACATCACGATCGCCACCAACTTCGACAAGACGCAGCAGGCCATCACCTCGGGCAATAACACCGGCGCCGTCGCCGCGTGGAACTTGCTCAACCAAGCGCTGACAACTGCGGCCTCCATCGCCGAGCAGTCCGGCATCAAGTCGATCATATAATATAGGGAAGACGATCATGGACCCGGCAACGATTCTCGCAGACATTCAGATCGCCCTTTCGGTCGGCAAGCTCGCCGTCGAGCTCGGCAAAGACGCGGCTCCTTTCCTCATCACGGCCTACAACATCGCCTTCAACGACAAGGCGCTCACCGACGACGAGCGGGCAGCGATGAAGGCGCAAGAGGCACAATTCCGGGCGGACATCGACGCGCAGATCGCCGCCGACGACGCTGCGACGATCTAAGCCAAGGTCGTGATGGAATGTCTCCAGCGCAGCCGCCGCACGACGCAACTGCCGCTCAGGTGGCGTTCTGGAAGGGGATGACGGATCAGCGCGTCGCCAATATGTGGGACGCTGCAGACTTCATTGCCGACCTGACACCGGCCGCCCGCGATTGGTTGCGGAAGGCCGACGAGACGAAGATCGAAGACCTTGAACGGCACATCGTCTTTTTCAACAACGCCAAGGTGATCTGGAAATTCCTCTGGGTGGGCGGAGCGACCCTGTTCGGAGCCTTCGTCGGAGTAACCCAGATTTGGGACTGGCTTACGAAGCACGTTCCGCTACACCGCTGAGTGCGTTGTTCCGATAGCCTCCGACCGGTCTTTTGTCCCCATCATTGGGGGACAATCCATGGTTCGGTTCATCGCAATTCTGGCCGCTCTGGTTCTCAGCATCACCGCGGCGCAGGCCCGCCCACGGCATCACCACCACCAACACCGGCATGTCGTCACCAGCGTCGCCGATCCCGGCTGCAATATCCTGTTTCCGTGCGAGGGCGTGACCGTCAGCCAGCGCGGTCAGCAGATCGAACATGCTATGCCATTCGGCAAGGCCCAGAAGACCTACCGGCGGGCCGTGGAGCGTCCGGTGCAATGGGCCGGATCATCCGGGCTCGTTGATCGCGCGCGCTCCTACATGGGCCAGACAGCCGCACAGGTGGGTGTTCGGCGGACGCTGTGGTGCTCGGCCTTCCTGCGCCACCTGACGCACGCTCGCGGGGTGGATGATCGCGCCATCTCATGGCTGAGCCAGCCGCGGACGACAGCCCGTGTCGGCGCCATCGCCGTGATGCGGCACCATGTCGGAATCGTCTCGGGCTTCGATGCGCGCGGCAACCCGATCCTCGTCAGCGGCAACCACGGCCGGCGCGTCGGTGAGGGCGTCTATTCCGCCCATCGCGTCATCGCCTATGTGAGCGCGTCGTGAGCGATCTGGCGCAATGCCTGCTCGCTGCTGGCGGTGCTTTGGTCGCCATTGCGCTGCTCGGCTGGCCCATGAACACAGCCAGCCGAAACGCGGATACGACCGGGAAATCCCGGCTGCGATAGTGAACGTCCACCAATGATATCAACGCTCCGGTGCTGATTCTATAGGAGCGTTTTTGCCACCTAAGCGGCTGATATCGTTGGGGTCAGTTTACTATCGTTCACTATGCCTGTTCAGGCTTCGTTTTCGTCCGGGAGGCGGCCCGGAGAATCGCCACCTTGCTGTTGCTGCGCTGTAGCCCGCGGCTGTAGCGCTGGGTGGTCTGGGTGTTGCTGTGACCAGCCTGCCTGCGTGCCGCCTCGATATTGTCCCCAGTGGCTTCCAGCGTCTCTGTGATGGCCCCGGCGCGGCTGTCCATGTTCTTCACCTCCGGCGGGATGCCCGCCTTGGTGGCGATCTTCCGCCATGTAAAACGGAAGGCCACGGCCGCGGGTGGCTGGCCGGTCTTCGGATTGAGGATCACCGGCCCCGTGCGCTTCTCAGCCGGAACCTTGGCGATCTCGGCCATGACCATGGGATAGAGCTTGAGGTCGAATTCGAGGATTTTCCGCTTCCTGGATTTGGTCATCTGATGGGTGAGGTTCAGGTTCTGGTCGATCTCCTCCCAGCGGAGCCCGTACAGCCATTTTTTCCCGCCGCGGGTGAGGTCCGACAGGCCCGGCTCTGAAACGGGCACCCACTGGCCGATGACGTCTTTCTGCCGGAGCGATAGCTCGAACTGCAGCGCCTGAGCGAGGGCCATCCAATCATCACCGCGATCGTTCGCCGCGCGGATAAAATCGGCGCATTGCTTGTGCGTCAGTTCCTCGGTGCGCGGATTGCCGTTCTCGAAAGTTTGTTCGTGGAGCGCGGTTTTCAGACGCATGCAGTGGGAGATTTCGTTCGGACCTATGTCTTCAATCTCGAATGCCACGCCGTAGCTGAGCAGCACGCGAATGATCTGGATTTGGCCGTAGGCTGTGTACACCTTGTCGACACCATCCTTGCCGTCCGGCCAGCGCCATTCTTCGTACCAGCGTTTGAAGTCGCGCCCCTTGAGGGCATGAAGGGCTCTCTCGCCCTTGTCTCGGGAGAGCAACTTCAGTGCCCTGTCGTAATTTTGCCGCGTCGTATACCTGGCGCTGTGATACCCGGAATCCGGATCGCGCAAATAGGTGTCGATCAAACTCTGCACGGTACCGGTGAAAGCCGGAGCCATCCCATCGCCGTCACGTCCAAACGCCAGCATCTCATCCTGCAGGCGTTGACATTCGCTCCGGATGTAGTTGGCATCATCGTCAGTCGGCGGCTCCGTGAACAACCGAAGCCGTTGCGTGGAGGGTGAATATCCTTTGGTTACGATATCCGGTCGAGCGACCCACACGGCCACCCATCCATTAGCGCGCGGACGCCACGCGAGCCCCGGTGCGCTGTCGATCTTTGGACGATCCATTCACGTTCTCCTGTCCGTCCACCACGGACGGCGACTTCATGCTAAGTCCGCTGCGGCGATCGAGGAAAGCCTGCACGGCCGGCCAGTAGCGCTTTTTTCCGAACAGCGGGTCCTTCTTCGGGAAGCCATTGCGCTCAAGCTGCTTGATCGCGACGCGCAACGTGTCCTCACCCACGCCGAGACGTTGCCGAATCTCATCGTCCGACACGTACAGGTGCTCGACTTCCAGCGCCCGCGTCATGCGCCCGCGTCCTCAGAATTGGCGAGGCTCATTCTGCCGCCTCCGCCGCGAAGGTCGGATGCTCAGTCGTCATGTGACGGTGCAGGTTGGTGAAAGATCGATTGCAACAAGGGCAGACGCCTTTGCCGACGCGGTTCTTGATCCTTGTGACTTGACCTCTAGCAGCCGCGCCGCGCCGTTCTGCGGCCTCGGCGCGCTCTCGCTGGCGGCTTATTTCATCTTCCTTCTCGGCCAAGCGTTGCGCTAACCTGTCGCGTTCGCGCCGAAGTTTTTCGTCCTCTGAATTTTGCTTCGTCCATCCCCACTGGTGACCGTTCGGGCAATGCCGGAATCCACCAACTTTTCGAAATTCCTGTTCCAAAGGTTCTGGGCACGTCGCCACGCAGCCACAGGATCGGCAAGTCCAGACGGTGTGACGCATCCCGCGAATTTCGATTACATCACTCATCCTCTTATTCCTTCCCTGCATTTAGAAAAACTCGGGCGGCGTGAACTCGGCGTAAATCGCCAAGCGTGATTGCTCCGCCTTCAAACTCGAAAACAGTGGCACTGTCATCAATGTCATCGGTGAAAGCGAGTGGGATGCGAGTAAACGGCTCGATCACCTTCATCGCCTCTGAAAGGCGGGATTCGGTGGCTTCTGTTCGCTTCATGAACTCTTCCATGTCGAGCAAGGCGTTGTCGCGCTGAACCTTGAGGCGCGCGCTGTCTTCCGCGCGTTCCGCCTCCGACTCGCTCAGGGCCTTGGATAGACGCGCAATCTCCGCCTCCTTCGCTTCGATGGCGGAGGCGGCGTTGTCGATAGCTTTTATTGTTCTGCCCACAACGTCACGCCTCGTCATGAACGGCACTCCGATTTCGCCACCACCCCGGCCACGTCCTGGTGCGCGTCCGTCATAGGCCGATCCGATCTGTGAAATAATTGCAGTTGGTGAAATGCTCATAGGTAGGGCTGCATGCATACATTCCAGCAAAGCCAGACAGCCAAAGCTTCAGTCTGCCGTATGCGGTGTCATGTGACCGGGATGCGGGCAGCATCATGTAGGCTTTGAAGCACAGCCAGCACCAGCACCACATCCAAAGGAAATATGCGCCTCTCACCTCGCGCCTCCTGCTAGAAGGCGGGCGGCATCGCACTTGAAAGTGTACGAGTTGTGCCGGTGAAACTCGGCGTTATAGAATCCAACGCCAGACGCGCAACCGCTGCAAATTAATTTTGCACACTTCAACCGTTCGTCCGCCCTGATCGCCTCGGCATCTACTGCTTGCGGATGGGCGTAGAGCGGGACGATATTTCTCCAATGGGAGCCGATTGACTCGCGCATCGTAGTAAGGTGCCGCTGCGTGTCTGGTTCATTCCAGAACATAAATCCGACTGCATCGAAGCCGCAACCTGAATAGGTACTGTAGGGTTCACCAATGAAGGACAGCAGATGTTCAGCGCATCTTTTTATCGTGTCGTGGTGCTTGTCGATGTCTGGAATGCCGGATAGGAAGTTGCTCTCGATTGTCAGAATGCCCGTGCCGTTTTCAGACACAGAAACAGCCCAATGCGCTACCGGCTCGGCTTGATCTTGCGCTGGTGTATCTGACGGGCCGGACATGCATAAGCATGGGACATCTTCTTCGTAGTTCAGCGCCACTCTACCTGTATCAAAACACTTCACGCATTTAACGTCTGACGGGGCATCGCTGCCAACCTGCCGATGGTGATCTTTGATATCGACGCCTGCGATTTCGCCAGCCGAAGCCAGATCGCCGCTGCTATCAGGGAGTCCTACCGGGTTCCTTGCGTGTTGATTCACACCGCCGTCAGATTTCTCTCCACTCTCAACCGTACATGGCACCGGGAGGGCGCGGATTAATTGAAACGCATCGTAAAGTGCGTCAGATCGATCTTGCCCGCGCTGGCCTGAATTGGCGGCATCAAGCTTCTTGGCTTCGCTCATCCTGAGATCGTTTAGGGCGTTCATACACGCCTCCCGCATCGCTTCCGCCGCCGCGTCTGATCTTGTTGAGGTCATGGCTTGCATCCGTTCGACAACTCGCGGAAACGGGCGATGGCGTCTTTAGCCTCCATCCCAAAATCTAGTTCACAATAGAAATCAGGAATTGCGACCAAGTTCTCTGGATCATTTTTCTTCTTCCACGCGGACGGATCGGCGTAGAACTCCAAAGCCCGCATCAACTTCAGCACTGCTGGATAGGCGTTGACGGTGGCGACGATGAGTTTTCCTATTTCGTTTTGACGCTTGATTGTGCCAACGCCGAGAAACTGAAAATCATCATGCGAAGCATCAGCCGCGCTGATAACCGCGCGGGAACCCGCATCCGCGTTATCAAGGTAAAGGCGAGGCGGTTTAATGACCTCGCCCATAATCTGGCGATGCGCCGTAACATCCGAGATGAAGCTTTCGTGTGTACACACCTTGCTATCGGCCATATCTACTTCCTCTCCGCTGCGCTTGTGGATGCATGGAGGGCGAGGATGGCGGCGTCGGCTGCGTACCGGAAGGCTTTTTTGTTTTCTTCCGATAGCTTGTCAAATTCGTCAGGCTCAAATTCGTCGGCGGTCGCATAAAGCCATCGCGGTAATGCCCGCGCCACAGCCTCACGATCCGCTGCGGGTGCGTCCGTCCCGTCGCCTTGGGCTGCGGATTGGATGGCGTCCTCGGCCAACATGCGGTTAAGTTCTTGTCGCGCCAGCCCGCGCCGATATAGCCCTTCGCCTGTCGCGCCGTCTGCGATTTCATGAAGCTCTTGGATGCGTTGCGCGCGGCGATCTTCCCGCCCCACGTCTGCCTCGCTGACTGCTGGGGCCTTAGCTGCCGGGGCGGTGAGGGCGGCACGAATGGCGTTAACGGCCTTCCTTTCCCACATGAGGGCTTGTTCGATTGCGTTGCAGTTTCCGCGCGAATTGTCGCGCAGTTCTTTGGCGGTCTTAAAACATTCCGCCGCCCGTTCGACCGCATCCCGCACAGCATCGCTATCTGCCGGGGCCTGTAGGGGTGGGGCGGATAACGACCGAAGAAACGGCAGGAGTTTGGCTTCTGACATTACACCGTTTCGGCTCGGCCCATAAAAGCCGCCGCCCGCGTCGCACCATGCTTTGCAAAGCGCGCTGTCTGTCGGCGTTTCCGCTGCCGGTGCAGCCGCTTCTTTTGCCGGTGCGTCGAGAGCGAGGGCGGAAAGCTGCTGACATACCCAAAACAGTGGGTATTCGCGCTTAATATCATCGTCGTCGTAATCATCTGGGATGGAAGGGTCAGTATCGCCAAGCAGATTGTCGATCACAGAGATGATCGCCTCCAACGCTTCCTTCATCGCTGATGGAGACGCGGCGAGGCGGAGGCACGCGACTATTTCGGCTCGCTGTTTCGGGACATTGATTGCTACGGCGGCGTGCGTATCCGGCGCGTCAGCAAAATAATCTGCCCACTTTCCGGCCATCTCGTTCGTCGGGGCCGTCATGCTGAGGTCCCTTCTGCCTTGAGAAGTGCTGCGCAGCCTTTGTCAGTTAGGTGCCAGCCGATTTCGCCTGTTTGTCTCCAGTAAGCGAGATCGTTCGACATAAGTTCGTGCCCGCATTTAACCGCGTAGTTTTTGTCGGCTTCGATGGAACGAAGATCGGCCAGGATTTCTGGATCGAGAAAAATATCACTCATAGGCTCGCACCCATGTGTGGTATCATCGGCTTATGAGATTTGAGCTTCGGAAAGTTGAAAACGGTTGGTGCGTTTGGGACACGACGACGAATACGCCCGCCGTTGTCGAAGGATGCTGGCAGACCGATCTCGACATGGAAGATGCGGACGATCTGACCGATCTTCTCAATCGTCTTGATCGAGAAGCGGGAGGTGCGACGAAGAACTGAATATATTGTCATGGTCGCCCGCCATTCACTTTTGAAAAGGCGATGCGGCCTGTATCAGTGAGACGAAATCCTCGACGAGATGCGCAATAATCGTTTTGAAATTCAATGATACCCTTTGCAACCAACTTGATCGCCATCGGGTCATGTTCGAAGCAGTAAATATGCTGCGACGGATTGCCGATCCAGCGGCGCTGCGGTTCCGTAATGGTGGGATTATTTTGGCGCATCCGCTGCGGAATTCCGGTTCTCCAGGTGCCGCTCACGCGATATTTTTTCTGCGGGGTCGCCGCCCGCGCCACCTTGCTCTCTGTCTCCTGTACGGGGAGGGTCATACGGCACCGCCTGTCTTGGCGAGGGCTGCGCGGTTGCAGGCTTCGACAATGAATGCCGCCGCGGCTTCCTGCTTGGCTGCATAGTCACGCTTGCAGCCCGGATAATCCTCGTGGACGTGTCCAGTCGATACGCTGACCTCACATACCGGGTGGCCGTCGCACGAAATATGAATGAGCGTGCGCGCCTTGGTGGCTTTCCACGGTCCCGCCGTCCGCGCGCCTGCTGCTGTGGTCCCGCTCATTGCGGCACCTCCACAGAAGCGCGGAATGACTCGTCTGCCTCTTGCGCGGTCGGCTTGTGACGATTGTTTTTTGCAGCTTCGAGGATTTCCTTGTGTTCGCGCGGGATCGTGATCCACAAGGCTTGCAGTGCTTTCGTTCCGTTCTTCGCCGCCTCGCCAAGTTCGACGTCCCACTCGGCGGCGGTCTTATCGTCCTGCTGGTCGGTTGACGGTGCCGGATTTCCGCCGGCCGCCCACCGCGCAAAAGCCTCGCCCATATCCTCGTTGAGTTGCCCATCGCGAACGAATGGTTTGAGATAATCAGGCAGCTTGATGATAAAATCCTCACCCGCCTTGTCAGACTTCCACTGCGGGATACCGTCGGCGTTGGACGGAAGAATGCATGTCAAATCGAGAGAGTGGACGATTTCAAGCGGCGCAACTGGCTGGAATCCAATATTGACGACCTTCTTTTTCGCGCCATCCTGAATTTGCTTTGTCTTCTCGCGCGCCCGAAACGTGAAGATTAGCGGCGTCATCACGCGCAAGAATCCACTCTTGAAAGCACGCCGACTCGCCGATGGTTTTGACCATGCGGCCCAGTCATTACCGCCCATGCGAGTCACTTCCGCATCGTGCCACGCAAGATGACCGCCTTCGCCCTCATGTTCATCGCTCATACTGTCAATGATGATGGCGGCTGTGGTGGGCTTGTCATACTGCTGAATAGCGGCAAGAAAATCTTCGGAGCGAAACGGCGCCCCGAACGGCACCCAGGTGAACTTATGGTCACCGCGATATTTTTTAGCGCGGTTTTCGGTGTCGATGACAACGACCTCACCATGTCGAACTCGCCGCATCCCATCAGCGAGACGGAGGGCAGATTTTGTCTTTCCGCCACCCGGAGGGCCGATTAGACCGATCGATATAGGCTCTGGACCAAGGTCGGTTGGTTTAGCTTCGAACGTGCGGGTCATTTAGCCTCCGGCCAAGCTGGTGAGCATCTTCGGCTGCGTTGCGCGCCGTTCGTTTTCTTCGAGGTATTGGATTTCTCGGTTCAACCAGGATGTCTCTTTGTAACCTGGGAATTCTGGGGTGATGCCGTGCGGCGAGTAGCACTCCCATTGTCCGGATAAGATCGCCTGCTTCCATTGGTCGATCGCGTGACCGAGCTGCTTACGCCCCATCGTCAGCCAGTATTCGTTCATGTGCATGACGTTGAGTCCGAACGGATATCCAGCTTGCTCCTGCGCGATGAAGCGGAAGCGTCGACGGCCCGCGCCGTCGGGGTCCAGAACGTCTAATCCTCGCTCGATCATGGCGGCCTGAACGTGCCAACCCGCAGATTCTGCGCGCTTGCCAAGAACATGCGCCGCCATCGACATGCCAGACGATTTGTAATCATCCACGGTTCTCAGATCGTGACTTAGCCAATCGACCAGCGAGCGAAGCCACACGCCATCCTCTTGCCAGCAGATCATGACTTCACCACTGCCGTTGGTGAACGCGTCCTTGTCGTCGTGAACAAGCAACTGCTCATAGGCGCGCTGGACCATGCGGTCGGCTGCTGCCATGTGTTTCTTGAGGATCGGCACGCGACCAGCGGCATTCGCCACATCGCGCGCCTTCTTCGCGTCTCCGCCTTTGAAATCCTTGGCGTCAATGACTTCGACATCCTTGCCGCGCTGCAAGATCATCTTATGTGCGGCGTTGCCGATGGCTTGCGCCTTCACATACTTCTCGACCTCATCGTCTTCGTCGGTAGGCGAGGCGAGGCGAGGGCTTACCTCTCGTGCATGGAGTGGAGACTGCTCGATCAGCACCTTCGCAAGCGACTGTGTAAAACTCGGGCCGTCACATGGATCGGCGTAGTACGTAGCGCTGTCGATGTCTCGATGGATGCCTTGCTTCATGCCGTCACCTCGACGCGCTGCGCATCGGCAATGACGGACCGGAGTTGCGCCACGCGGAGGGTCCGCGCGTGGAAGGCGATATCCATGTCGCGGGTGTACTTGGCGCGAGCCGCATCAATGGCCGCGCAATGCTGCCTCGATCCGTGGCCGTAGATGTCAGCCGCCATGCCGACGGTGAAGTCGAACAACGCCTTGGCCTGATTGGTGGCGAAGCTGTATTCCTGCTGCGCCATCACGTTGAGAAACGTCTCGTCCATCGGCAGGGCTTTGCGCTCGGATGGGCGGGCGCGGCGGAAACCGTCAATCTCGATGATGTTGATGGTCACGCTGCACCGCCATTCGCGAGCGCGGCGCGCAAAACAATACGCGCTTGTTTGCGCCAATTATCGCGAACAATTTCTGGCAATCGGTCCCATGGAAGCGGACGTAAAAACCGCCATTTTTTCATGACGTGCTCACGGAGCGCTTTTGCGCCGACTTCAACAGAATGAGCGCCTGCTGCTGTGCTGCTCATCATCACGCCGCCTCCATCGCTTGAAGAGCGGAAAGCCGCGCGGTGATGTCGCCTTGCACGATCAGGAAGTCGGCGGCCTGCGGCTGGCTGTAATGCGGGCTGGGGAGGCCGTGGCGCTCGCCCTCGGTCGCGACGAACTCCCGGTAGCGCTGCTGCCATTTGGCGGCCTCAGCGGTCAGGAAAAGGCGCTTGGCGGCGTCCGAGTTTAGGGTGCGGAGATGGCCGTCCAAACGGCGGGCGAAGTATTCGGAGGCGGTTGGGAGGGTCATGCGGCCCTCGCGATGTTGGTGTGAACCGCGATGATGATTGAGCGCTCGATCTTGAGCGGCTTGGTCCACCGACCCTTCCACATGCTGCTGATGAGCTTGCGCACATAGACGTGCTTGCCGTCACCGGCGTGGCGCACGAATTCAGCGTAGGAGCGGCCGAACCGGCGATGGGGCTGGGTGATCGTCAGGGCTTGACCGGGAATAGCCCGATCGATTGTGGGGAGGAGGATTTGGCGGTTGTCGTTCGCGGGTGAGGACATGGGATCGCTCCTTTGTTGGGAGCGATATAAGGACAATCTGTCCTCGTTGTCAAGGACAAAACGTCCTAAGCATTATCGTTGAATTTTCAGCCCTTTGGCTGGTTCACACGATAGATCAGGCAGGGACACGCCAGCCTGTTGAGTCGTCCATGCAAAGCCGGGCCCGCACGGCTGTCCTTCACGGATAGATGGTTCGGAGCGGCCGGTGACCCACAGAAAAAAACCGCCCAGAACCTGGACGGCGATCACGAGCCAGAATGCGCCATGGATGCCCCGCGTGATGCTGGGGCGCAGGGATCGCATTAGGCGACCTTCCTGCCCTTTGCCTTCGCCACGGCCTTGGCGGGGGCTTCTGGCGCTGTAGGGACGCTCTGTATCGGTTTAAGCGGCTTCTTGCCGTGCCCGGTCATGAGCCATTCGGGATCGACGCGGGTGATAAGACAGAATCGGCCGATCAGGTGGTGCGGGAGCAGGCTGCGGCCCTCGTACTGCTTGTACTTGTCCTGCGGCATGTCGAGCGCTTCAGCCATCTGCCACTGTTTCCAGCCAAGGGCCGCCCGCGCATCCTTCACGCGCTTGGTAAACCGTTGTTTGAATTGGGCTTCAGTCTCTTGCTCGACCATGCGGACATTATGTCCTAAAGCCAATCCACAGTCATAGGCCAATTTGTCCTTGTAATTAAGGACGGATTGTCCTAAGTGATTTGACATGAGCGATTTGCCCGAACTGCGATCCTTCCGCGACGTGATCGAGCTTTGGCCTTCAAAAGAAGCCATGGGCGCCGATCTCCGTGCCAATCCGTCCGCCGTCTCCAAATGGTGGCAGCGCGACAGCATTCCCGCCGAGTGGTGGTCTGCAATCCTTTCCAGTGATCGTGCAAGCGCGGGTGGCGCTACGTCCGACCTTTTGACGCGCTTGGCTGCGCGTGAGCCGGTCGCGGATGTGGAGGACCGTGCATGACGAACCGAGAAGCAGATCACCGTGCCCATGATGGTTTTTCCCAGCTTTTCGTTGGGGCGCATCAAACCATGAATGTGGCATCGGGAGTATATCTATCTTTCGCCACGCGAAACTTTCGATTCCGCGCCGCGCCATGTTCGAAAATGAAACAGGTGTGCTCATGAAGTCGTGGGACGATATAGCGCGCCGGTTCACTTCGCTGCCTCCGGGCCTGCGGGCTTTCCAACCCGCTCTGCAATCTCGCGGACGTCGCGCAACTCTTGCAAAACCACGCCCCGTTCGTTCGACATCCGCAAAGCGTGCTCGAAAGACGCGAGGCCCGCGATGATGTGCTTGAGCGCGCCGGGCTTCGTATCGCCAATCGCAGTGATCAGCACCGTGAAGATCGCCCGATGCGCGTCTAGCCGCGCGTGCAGCCTTTCCAATTCAGTTTCCAAGTCGATTTCGTCCGTCATCCCAGCCTCGGTGTTCTCATGAGTTCAGCGTCGACCATCGGCCGCGGAAACGCAAATCTGGGGGGTGCGAAAAACTGCACCAATCGGACGAAAACATGCACTGTTTCTCGCCTGCAAGCTGCGATTTCCGATCTGATTAAGGCTCAAAACCCCAACAAAACATGGGCTTTTGTCGCTGATCTGTTCGGCCTGCGAGAGCGCGCCGCCAAGTATCGGCTGGCGAACACAGCCAGCTATTCCATCGAAGAACTGCAGACGCTTTTCCAAGGCGAAAACGGGCTGGCTTACCTTGAGGCCATGATGGCGGACAGCGCTCCCCGGTGGTGGACCGCGCTGCAAAAGGAAATCGCGCTGTGCAAGGCGCGCGCTCATCAGGATCGCGCACGGCAACTCGTGATGTCGATGGAGGTTGATGACCTCGACGTTCGCTCTCGTCGCCAAGTCAAGAGGTTCTCAGATGCCGACCGACGTCTCAATGTTTCTGCCGCCCGGGCGGAAACCGCCGCGGGGCTTCTGGTGGCGGACGATACTCGCGCTGTTCATCGCACCGTGGCTCAAGCCGCGAGGCCGCGCCGATGATCACGCAGGAGCAGGTGGTGGAAGTTCACCGGAAGAATCCAACGTGGTCCGCATCTCAGATCGCGACGCATCTGAATTGTAGAACCTGTCAGGTCGGCGTGGTGGCGTTTCGCAAGCGGCTGTCTCTGCCGAAGAAGCGGCGCGCGCGGAGTTCGTTCGGAACAATCATCGAATTGGGGCGGGCCTGCAAGAAAGCGAATGTGTCGTTGAACGACATCGAGAAACTCACCACCCATCGCAAAACCAGAGAGGTCGAACATGCCTAAGAATAAGGATGGAAATGCCGGTCCAGGACACAACAGCCAACTGACCGATGACGAAAAGCGCGCGCTCACGCTTCATCACAAGCGTTTGTACGAAGCCGCCGACGCACTGGTTGAGAAGGCCAAGTCTGACCGAACTGCGGTTGCCGATCTGGCGAAATCAGACCTCGGCAAAGGGGCGCTCGCCGATATCAAGGATATGATCCTTGCGAACAACTCGAAGAAGATGAAGGCAGTCCTTGAACGCGCACAGCGTCTGGCTCGCTGGGCTGGGCTGGCGGTCGGTTCTGCACCACAGCTTTTCGAGCCCATCGCGGTAAACCATTTTGAGGATGGCAAAACGGCCGGGATGGAAGGCCAGTCTTGTGAGCCGCCGAAGAACATTGCGGTGGACGCTTCTCAAAACTGGATCGCAGGTTGGCATGAAGGTCAGACGGTTCTCATGTCGGCCTTTAAGAAGAAGCGTCCGGTGGAAGCCCCCGAGGGCGAACCCACGGCAGAAGCCGCGTAATGGTGCTCGCGGGGGACATCATCCTCGATTTGCCACCGCCGCCGTCCGTCAACCGGACGCGGCGGATGGACTTTTCCTCCATGCGCATCGTGAACGCATGGAAAAACGTCGCCAATGCCTATGTGTTGGCGGCAAAAGGCCGGGCGGATCGCCCGCTGCGCCTCACGAAAACACCGCGCTTCGAGCTGCTGATCACGATGTCGGAGCAGCACACCAAGATCGACCTCGATAATGGTTTGAAGGCGCTCATCGACTATCTGCGCAAGATCGAATTGATCGAAGACGATTCCCCAGAACATATGCGCCGGCTGACCGTTGAGTGGGGCAATGCTCCGCACGGCTGTCGCGTGACCGTGAGGCCGTTGCAATGAACAAGCCGGTCGCCGCCCACACATGGGAACGCGAAGCCAACGAGCACTACGTTGAACCTCATTGGTGCAGCGAGCGCCTATTCGCCGAGGAAAAATTCGAGGGGACGATCTGGGACCCATGCTGCGGGTTTGGCCGGATTCCCGAGGCCGCGAAACGTGCCGGCGTCGATGCTATCGCCACCGATCTGGTCGACCGTGGTTATGCCGGGCTGCACCAGCAGATGGATTTTCTCGCGACCAGCCGTAGCAGGGCGCCGAACATCGTCTGCAACCCGCCGTTCAACATCGCTCAAGAGTTCGCCGAGTGGGCGCTGTGCTTCCCGCAGGAATGGTCGAAGATCGCGATGGTCTTTCCGACTGCGCGCCTCAACGCCGCCCGCTGGCTCGAACAGACGCCGCTCTCGCGCATCTGGCTGATGACGCCGCGCCCATCGATGCCGCCGGGACACACGATTGCGCGCGGAGAGAAGCCGCAGGGCGGCAAGATGGATTTCTGCTGGCTCGTCTGGTCGCGTGGCCGTATCGGCCCTGCTGACGTCCGCTGGCTGCGGAGGGACGGCTGATGAGCGACCTCCTGCAGCACGTTCCCGTCGGATCGCAGAACGCAAAGCCTTATCGGGCGATCTGGAAGTCATTCGGCATGTACGGGCCGACATACGTCTCGCGTCACCTCAATGAGATGGCCGAGGCTGGGTCGGTCAAGCGCCGCAAGCAGCAGCTTCGGTGCTCGAACAATTTCGCATGGCTGTATTGGAGGGACGCGTGAAGCAGAACACCGCGACCGTCGCGCACCTCGCAAGCCGGCCGATCGCTTATCGCGTGGAGCTTGCGCGCGAGATCGCCGTGGCGCTCGAACGATACGCCGCACAACAGGACCAGAAGCCGGAAACAATCATCGCCGAGGCGCTGCGCCCGTACCTGGGGGTGGATGCATGAGATACGCCGACGAGCAGGTGGACGAGACATTCGCGCCGGTAAAGATCGGGTCGGCATGCCTTGAGGTGTGCAAGGTCGCTGAGGTTTATCGGCAGTGGGCGCGCCATTTCGACGGATTGTGCGAAAGCCCGATTGAGGAACAGTTCGCCGTCGCGATGGCTCAAGTGATTGTCGAGCATCGATTCACGGTCAGTGTTTCGCCCAACGGCGAGATTGAAGAAGCCGAAACAGATTTTCTTCTCATCCCGCAATTCAAATGGGGCTTCTACCGATCCGATTTCGCGCTTGTGGACGTCCGAACTGGTCTGACCGTGCTGGTCGAATGCGACGGGCAGGAATTTCACTCATCTGAAGATCAAAAGCAGCACGATATTCGAAAGGACGAAGCGGCCGCCGCATTGGCGATGACCACCCTGAGATTCACTGGATCGAAGATCCACAACGAAGCCCGGTTCTGTGCCCAGCGCGTGCTGTTCAACGCGATGAAGGGGGCACGATGAGCCTTACGCCGATCGCAGACATGATCGCGGAGATGCTGAAAAACTGCATTCCGTGGGAGACGATCATCCTGGCCGTGCGCGCAATGGAGCGTGCGGTGTCCACCCGACATGGAGTGGACGGAGCGGCGGAAAAGCGGCGCGCATGGGACCGGGAATACCGGCGACGGAAGCGTGTAATGTCGGCCGATCCACCCGATATCCACCCGAAAACACCCGATGTCGGCAATGGTGCTCTTTCTTACTTAGAGAAAGAAAAGGTGCATTCAGAAGTAAGTAACAAGAAAGAGAAGAAAGAGCGCGGCACGAAACTTCCACCCGACTGGAAACCGAAAGAATCGCACTACGTCGAGGGCGATAAGCGCGGCATGTCGCGTGCCGATGTCGACGAGCGCGCTGTGCGCATGCGCGAATGGTGCGACGCCAACTCAAACCGATCGATCACAACAAAAGCAAATTGGGATGCGGCCTTCATGGGCGCGTGGCTGAAACAGGAGCAGAGAAATGGGAACCGATCTGGCGGTAATCGAACCTCTCAGGCTTCCGGACCGCCGCAGACCGGCGCAGATGCCGTCCTTGCCGGAATGGGTCGTCTCGCGGCTCGAGTCGCTGAAAGACAATTGGCAGAGCGATCCGGTGACGGGGCAGGGCAGCATGGCTTTGACCTTGCCGGAGAAGATGATTCCCGTCGGCACTGAGCGGCAGATGATCCAGGCGCATGCGCGCGAGCTTGGAACTCTGGTTTCGGCGACACCGCAGACGAGCGCCGATGCCGAGGCCGAGACGCTGGTGATCGTCACGAAGATGTTGCTGGCCCTGCCGGGACAACGATCGACGGAAACCGGCAACGAGGCCAAGGGAGAGGCATATCTTGCTGCGCTTGACGATGTGGCTCCGTGGGCAGTCCAGGAGGCGGTGCGCAAATGGTACCGCGGCGAGCACGGCTCAAAGTACGATTATCGCTGGTCGCCAGTGCCGGCCGATCTGAGGGCCCTTGCACGGTGCGAGGAATACCGCGTGCGCGGCCGCATCGTGTTGCTCGAGCGGATTCTGAAAGCCGTACCGCTGGTGGAGTTCAGCGAAGAACATCGCGCTGAGATGCTGAAGCGTGTGCACGCCGTCATCCGCGATGCTGCGCCGAAGAAGACCAACACCGCTCCGCCATTGACACAGCAGCCAGTTGTCGAGCCAGAACCACAATCAGAGCAGGAGCAGGTGGCATGAACGTCGAGCGAAACGCGAAGATCATGAAGCTGGTCGCGGAGGGCTATGCGTATTCAGCCATCGCCGAGCGCATGGGTATGACGCGCAATGCCGTGTCCGGCGTGGTGTTCCGCCACAAGCATCCAGACGTGAAGACGTCGCAGGCACCGCGGGAGAATGCAGCGTGAGCTTCAGAGTAGGCCAAGAGGTCGTCTGCGTGGATGATTCTGGGACCATCATGGTCCGCAAGGGCGCAATCTACATTGTAGCGGATGTCTATATGCCATACTTGCGGCTGGAAGGTGTTTATGACGGGGTGACACCTCCGACGGTTAAGCAAGGCATGCGCGCAACGCGCTTTCGGCCCGTCGTCGAACGCAAGACCGACATCAGCGTGTTCACCGAGATGCTTACTTCAAAGAAAGCGAGCATACCAGCATGACCACGCCGATCCGCTCCATGGACGAACTGATCGCAGCGTTGCGGGCTCGGTTGATCGAGTTGCAGCTCACGCATTCGACCGTGGACGGCATTGCGGGATTGCAGGATGGCTACACGTCGAAGCTATTGGCGCCAAAGCCGATCAAGAACCTGGGGCCGGTGTCGTTCGAGGCGCTGCTCGGTGCGCTCGGTGTCGCGGTGGTGGTGGTTGAGGACCCGGAGCAGATCAAGCGTGTCGAGGGCCGGTGGACCAAGCGCGAAAGGCCGTTGCGACAGCCGAAATTACTGACGGCAAGCATATCGGCAAGCATCGAGGCGGAAGTGCCGTTGCAGTTGCCAGTTACACCAGCAATCAAGCGGCTTATTTGCAATCCTGAATTCATGAAACAGATCGCTGTCTCGGGCGGAAAGTCGCGTGCTATAAAGCTGTCGCCGTTCAAACGAGCGCGGATCGCAAAGCGCGCCGCTCGAATCAGGTGGCAGCGAGAACGCGAGCGCAAGACGGCGCCGCAGCCGGAGATGGCGTGATGAAGCTGTGCTGTCATTGCGACAGGCCGGCGGGTCCGACGTCGAAGGTGTTCTGCGAATATCACCGGGGCTATCATACGGGGCACAGCGTGGCCTTGATGGCCGCGAAGCGCGCTGCTGATCCGGATATGCGAGAACGAGAGCGTAAGGCGGTCAAGAGGCGCATGCGAAAACTGCGCGCCAAACGCAGATCAGCCCAACTCACGCTCCCACGATGACGGCGGCAGCTTCCCGTTCACTGCGCCGCATTTGTCGCATTTGACCTGATCCCAATCGGTAGCCGCGGCTTCCTCACACGTCATGTCGAACAGCATCATGTGGTTGCACCAATAGCGGCGGCAGTGAAACGCGATGCCGTGTGATTCCTCGTCGATCACCTCAACGCGCTTGGGTACCGATCGAAGGGCCCATGACTGCGCCTGCTGCTCCTTGTGCAGGGCTTTCCTCATCCCGCCGGAGATAGGCGTCGGCGCCTTCGACAGGTCGCGCTCCATCGAGAATGCAATCTGCGCCTGCAGGTATTCGAGCGACAGAATCGGCATGCGGACGAAGGACTGGCGGCCGATGAAACGGAGGGGCTGGTTGGTGGTCATGCTATCCACGTATCTCCGTTCACATCCTTGATGCCATTCCACCATTTATCCGCCAGATTGATGCGTGTTCCGTAGTGACCACCGCGTCGCGCTGCATATTCGGCGATCTCCCGCATCGTGTCGGTGGAGCGTGTTTCGGCCATCGTCTCGCCGATTCCTTTAACGCCGTGTCGGAGCGCGAGGCCTACGGGATCATCCATCCAGCGGCCGCCTTTCTCATCGAAGTCGGCGAGCTCGCTCATCTTCCACAGCCGCATTGTTCCGGCCCGCTTGGGACGGCTCTCCGAGTGCGCCTCTATCGCGCTGAAAATCTCAGCGAGCGCATCGCCGAGCGCCAAATCTGCATCATTCATGAAATGCCCTCCGCGACCAAAAATAGGGGATACCGAGGTAGCGGGCGAGTCGGAATATCGAACCACGGGCTTTCCTATTAGCCCCGATTCCGGCGATTGAACTCCGCAACGGCCTTTTCGGTCTGTTTCCGCAGTTCCGCCTTGCTTATCCGTTTCGCCGGCATGTCATCGAGATCGGTCATCGCCTGGGTGCGAAACCGACCCAGCTTCGACAGGCGTCGAGCCTCGATGTTGATGCCTTCGAGTTTCAACCAGCGATGGATGACCTGACGCGACGCATCGCAGATCAGTTCAGCCTCCTTCACCGACACCAGTTCACCGCGCTTGAACAGCGCGACGATGTACGATCGGAGAGGGTGACGACGCGCTGGCATGGGTGACACAAGGTGTAAACGTTCATATTCGCGCCGCAACGTACTGACGAACGCATCACCCCAATTGGCATCACTCGTCGCATCAATCCAATCAACAACATAGCAACGGTGCGTTGTGACTTCGGCATCACCCAGCGCATCGTCTCGCGCGTTGGCCCCGCGTGCGCCTGCTTCCTTCCACAGCGAGCACTGCGAGCGAGGACCATGAGCGAAGGCAAGGCCGAGCGACATGCTATCCGAACAACAGATCGCCGTGACAGTCTCAGAACGACCCGCAGTCGCACCATCACGCCAAGCCGTTCAAGCCAAAACCGCATCAAAGGCCGGTAAAGTCACCGGCAATCTCAAGGTCGCAATCGACCTCATGATCGAGGAAGCGCTCGACTGGGATAAGGCAGCCGTACAAGCAGGTTTGACTGTCCGATCAATGCGATTGGCTTTGGAACGACCGCACGTCGTTGCGTATCTCAAAGCGGCGAAGGACGTGTTCAGAGCACGCATATCGGCCGCAAACATTCACCACCTCGCCAAGATACGGGACAAGAGCGGCAACGCGATGGCTCAGCTTGGTGCAATCAAGCAGCTCGAAGCTGACGAACGCAATTCAACTGCTGGATCAAGCGCTTCGCAGTCTCCTGGCGTGGTCGTGCAGATCATCACAGGCGGACCAGTCATACAGCATGACCGACATATCGACGCCAAGCCGTTGATAACGTTTGACGGTGTTCACGATGGTGAGTGACGAACACATCCGCCGGCAGGGGTGGCCCTGCATTCAGAGGACCCGCCAGATCGAAGGCCGGGGGGAAAATTCGCGTCGGGCTGAGGACGCTAGTCATCCCCCCACACGATTTCCCTCGAAACCGTCGGGGCGTCGTCCGTCAGAATTTCTGCCCCTGAAAACCTCTGGGGATCGATCATGAAGGTTTTCACCTGCACTGATTTTGAGGGGCATTACCCCGTTGGTGTCTCTGCGGTGATTGTCGCCTCCGACGCGATGGAGGCGCGAACCTTGTTGGACAAAGAACTCGTGAAGCACGGGCTTCGGCCAAAGGTGATTTCCACCTTCCAAGAAATTTCGCTCGACCGCTCCGCGGCAATCATTCTGCAGGATGGGGATTACTGATGATCACAGAATTCAAGCGCATCCCGGAACTGTTCGTCAGCCACTACGATGTTTCGTTCAAGACGTGGGCGCGGGAGTTCCGGCAGCGCGGTCCTCGGTGTGCGATCCCGTTTGATCGTCCGCCGGGCACGCCGCGCATTCTGGGTGCCGATGGCCTGCCTGCCGTGATGGATGGCGCGTGGCTTGAGGCGGAAATCGACCGCAGCAACCCTGAAAATCCGCGGATCGTCATCAGGCCTGTGGACGCCGAGGCGGAGCAGGCGATTGAGAAGCACACCCGCGAGATGGCCCGCCACTGGGTGTGCTAAATGGCGACGTTCAAATTCGTCGGTGGCACCAAGCTCGCGGAGTTCGTGACCTCGAACAATGATTTCGACGTCATCGAGGGGCCGCTGGGTTCCGGCAAGACCGTCGGCGCGTGCACGCGGATCATGCGGCATGCGATGGAGCAGCAGAAGTCCCCGATCGACGGCTTCCGAAAAACCCGGTTTGCGGTGGTCCGCAACACCCATCCCGACCTGAAGCGCACCACGATCCGCACATGGCTGGATTGTTTCCCCGAAAACCTGCATGGCCGGTTCAACTGGGGGCAGGCGCTGACGCACAAGATCGCGTTCAATGATGTGCGCTGCGAAATCGACTTCATGGCGCTGGATCGCGAGGAAGACGTTCGGCGCCTTCGGTCTGGCGAATACACCGGCATCTACTTCAACGAGCTTCAGTACATCATCAAAACCCTGGTGGACGAGGCCACATCCCGCCTGCGCTATCCGAAGCAGGAGGATGGCGGGCCGACATGGCGCGGCGTGATCGCGGACATGAACGCGCCGGACGAGGACCATTGGACGGCGAAGATCACCGGTCGCGTCGACATGCCGTCGGGTTTGTCGCAGGAGGAGCGGGTCGAGTACGAGTGGCCGGATGGCTGGGGATATTTCCTGCAGCCGCCCGCACTGGTCGAACACCTCGACGAGCGCGGCCACGTCACCGGCTATTCGGTCAATCCCGAGGCCGACAACCTGACGAACCTGCCGGCCGACTACTACCAGAAGCAGATCAAGGGCAAGCGGAAAGACTGGATCGATTCCCGCCTGATGGTGCGGGTGGTGCTGGTGGTCGAGGGCTCACCGGTGTGGCCGATGTTCCGACGCGAGACGCACGTCACGCACGACGTGTTGCGGCCGATTCCGGGGCAGGAGGTGGTGGTCGGAATGGATTTCGGCCGGTCGCCTGCGGCGATCTTCATGCAGGCGGTGAACAACCGCATCCTGATCCAGCACGAACTGCTCGGCGAGAACGAGGGCGCGGTGACGTTCGCACCCAAGGTCCAGCGCCTGCTCATGGAAAAATACCCGGATTGCCCGGTGCGGCTTTACGGCGATCCAAAAGGTGCCGACAAAGGCCAGACCGACGAGCGCACCGCCTACGACGTGTTCCGCTCGCACGGCCTGCCGGTGAGCGCGCCGCCCGGCCTGAAGAACAACAACATCACGATGCGCGTGGATACCGTCGCGCATGCCCTCAACCAGATGTACGACGGATCGCCCCGCGTGCGGATTTCCCCGGTGTGCCGTTCGCTCATCGTCGGCGCGGCCGGTCGATATTTCAACGAGCGCGACGATACCGGCGAGCTCAAGCCGAACAAGGGCCGGTCGTCCCATATCTGCGACGCATGGCAATACGGCATGATCGGGCTCGGCGAGGGGCGACGGATGCTCAGCCAAGCTCCGATCGGCGAACTGCATCCGATGAAGGTCCGAACCGGCCGCAAGTCGATGCGACGACAGGTGATGTGATGGAAACGGTCGAACTCCACGACTGCGAGGTGCAGCGGTGGACGGTCGTTTTCCACCGGACCGCGGCGAACTGGATTTTCTCCCTGATCGCGATGGGGCGTTTCAAGCATGTCAGCGCGTTCGCGTGGGTGCCGGACCTGCGGGTCTGGATCGTTTACGACGTCGGCTTCCGCCGCTCCCGCATCGTTCTGTTGCCCGACACCGAGGAATCCAAGGCACGATTGCGGGCGGTGATCACCGGCAACTGCATCGTCACGCTCAATGCCATGCCCGGCGGCTTTCCGCTGTGGCGGTTCGGGTTCTTCTGCACCAGCGCGATCAAGCATCTCCTCGGGCTGCGCGGTGGTGCGTTGCGACCGGATGCCTTGTTCCGCCTATGTGTGCGGGAAGGCGGAGAAGTTTCCGACGATGCAATCAGCCCCGGCACCGCAGGTCGATCCGATGTTGCAACAGCAGCAGAAGAAGGCCGAGCAGGATCAGATTAACAGCCTGCAGCTTCAGGCCGGGCAGGACACTGCCGCGCTCATGGCGCGATACGGCACGCGCCTTGCGCTGACGAACGTCCCGCAGCCGCCCGCCGCTCCCGCGACCGGTGCCGTCTGATGGCAAAGAAGCCGCAACCACCGAAAGATTCGCCGCGCGACGACCTGAACAAGGAAGCGCAGAAGCGTCTGGCCGCGTGCCGGACGTGGAAATCGTATTGGGAACTGGATTTCAAGGAGTGCTATTTCTTCTGCTCTCCCCACCGCCAGCGCACCATCTCGTCGATGACGGAGCCCGCGCAGCAGCGGATGCTCGACGCGCCGGAGCTCAATACCGACGAGGCATTCCTGCTCGCGCAGGATTTCGTCACCGAGGTCGTCAACACCTTCATGCCGGAAGCGCAGAAGTGGTGCGAGCGCGGGCCCGGCATGGACCTGCCTCCCGGCGCCTGGGACAAGGTGAAGGTTCAGGTCGAGAAGGACGATCAGAAAATCTTCGAGGCCATGAAGGCGTCGAACCTCTATCCGGAAATCGCCAAGGCGTTCTACCCGGACCTCGCCATCGGCACAGTCGCGCTGTGGATCGATCGGCCGCATCCGGCTGCCGCGATCAACACCGCCGCGATTCCGCTCCGAGAACTGGAATGCAACCTCGGGCCATACGGCGAGATCGATGACCGCTTTGCCGTCCGCTACACCCGGAATTGCTATGTGCGTGAGCTCGTCGGCGAGGAAGTGTGGGGACAAATCCCCGCGAAGATGAAGAAGGAAATCGGCGACAAGCCGACCGTCCGCACGCAGGTGATCTGGGGCTTCTGGCGAAACTGGGAAGACAAAGGCGACGAGGTTTGGCAGCACGTCATTCTCGTCGGCAAAGAGTGCATTCACGATTCGATCATCAAGGGCGAGGGCTCGTGCCCGATGCTCGTTTTCCGGTTCAATCCCTCGAGCGATTGGCCGTGGGGCTTGGGTCCGATGATCCAGGGCCTGCCGTCATTCCGGCAGATCGACGAACTCGAGATGGCGCTGATGGAAAACGCATCGCTGTCGTTGCGCCCGCCGATCACATTCCCGAGCGACAGCTTCACCAACGTGGAGCAGGGGCTTGAGGAGGGCATGGCCTATCCGATCACGCCCGGCCACGAAGGTGCCGTCAAGAAAATCTACGACGTGCCGCCGGCCAACCCGGCGAACTATGCCTACGAGGATCGGCTGAAGAAGCTGCGCAAGCTGTTCTTCGTCGATCTGCCCGAGCAGACCGGAGATACCCCGCCGACCGCCGCGCAATGGTATGACGAGATGGCGCGCGCACAGCGCCGCATCGGCGTTCCCGGCCTGTCGTTCTGGCGTGAAGGCCCCTCGAAAATCTTCCTGCGCTTCCAGCACCTGCTCGAGCAGGCGGGCCTCGTTAAGCCGATTCAGGTCGACGGCCGCGCGGTATCGACGTTGCCGCGCAACCCGGCGCAGGCGGCCGCTGAATTGCAGGAAGTAGCCACCACCGTGAAATTCATCTCGATTGCCGGGCAGGCATTCCCCGAGGAATTCAAACTGCGCGTCGACGGCAACGAGACGATGCAGAAGCTGAAGGACAAGATGCGCGCCTCTCTGGTCATCTTCCGACCTGATGACAAGGTGAATGGCGCGCTTGAGCAGATTCAGAAACTCTCCGGCGGTGCGACGCCAAATGCACCGGCATCCGCGCCTGGCCCGGGCCAGCAATGATCGAAAACAAGCAACTCCATGAAGCGATCGACCGCATCGCACACACCGAAGACGGGCGCATTCTCTACCTGTTCCTGCAGAAGCAACTGATGGCCGTGACCACCACCACGGAATCCGGTGCGTTGTTGAAAAATGAGGGTCAGCGCACTTTCGCCGCGAAATTGATCGGCCTGATGGGCAAAGGGATCGCGGAAAGTGGCGGACGAACCAGTAGTAACACCGACGGCACCAGCGGCTCCGGCAACGCCGAGCACGCCATCGTCTTCGTCGCCCCCCAGCCCCGCGCCGTCTCCGGCTCCCGAGGCGCCGGTCGCCGCGTCACCCACGACACCCACGTCCCCGGTTACGACGACGACGGCTCGTCCTGAGTGGGCGCACGATAGCTGGTGGGATTCCGAGAAGAACGAACTGAAGGGCGCCGACATGCGCGCGCAGTTCGACGAACTCTCGACCTTCAAGGCGGCCGAGGATTCCCGCCGCGCTTCGCTCCCGCAGACCGCGGAAGCCTACGAGGTCAAGCTGCCGGAAAACTTCACGCCTCCGGCCGGTATTGAATTCAAGCTCGATCTGAACGATCCGCTTTATGCGATGGCGAAGGAAGCCGCGCATGCCAAGGGCATGTCGCAGGGCGACTTCTCCGATCTGCTCGGCCTGTTTGCCAGCGCCAAGGTGCAGGAAGCGGCCGTTTACGAAACGGCCAAGGCGGAAAATCTGAAAGCTCTCGGCACCACCGGCCCGCAGCGCATTGACGCTGTGACACGCTGGCTCGCCGCCAATTTCGACGATGCGACGGTGAAGCCGGTTCTCGCGACACTCGCGACCACGGCGCACGTCACGATGTTCGAGAAGATCATCAGCAAACTCACATCGCAGGGCAGCGGAACATTCACGCCGCAGCACCGCGACATGGACACCGGCAAGGTGGACGACGCGACGTGGGCGCGCATGTCCTACAGCGAACGCAAAGCATATTCGGCAAAACATTCCGGCCAAGCGGCCTGATGCAAGAGGGGAACTGAGCTATGGCTGCCAACAACCTGATTACGGTTGCGGAATATGCGAAGTCTTTCGCCAAGGAAGACATTCGCCGCCCGATCATCGAAATGTTCGCCAAGTCGACGGACGTTTTTGAGGTCCTTCCGTTCGAGGGCCTTGTCGGCTCGGTCTTCGTCTATTACCGGCAGGCGGTTCTACCGACGCCGCAGTTCCGCGGTATCAACGAGGGCTCGTCGTCCGGCCACGGCACGATCACCCCGCTGCAGGAATCGACCGCGATCATCGACCATGACATCGACGTGGATCGCGCCATCGTCGACCGCCACGGTCCCGAGCGTCGCAATTACGAAGAGCAGATGGGCATCACCGCCTTCGGTCAGCTCTGGTCCACGTCCTTCATCAAGGGCGATCAGTCCACCAACCCGCGCGTGTTCAACGGCCTTCAGGTCCGCTGCAACAAGTACAATCGCGAGCTTCCCAACTCAGCCGCTTCCGGCGGCGCAGCACTTTCGCTGGCGAAGCTCGATCAGGCGATCAATCAGGTCAACAAGCCAACCCACATCGTTGCGCCATACAACTCGCGCCCGCTGTGGATTCAGGCCGCTCGAAACACCACTCTTACCGGCTTCGTCATCAAGACCATGGAAAGCGGCTCCGAGGGTGGCGTCGGTGCCGTGGTCGAAAGCTACGGCGGCCTCCGTTTCCTGTGGGGTTATCCCAAGGACGACCATCCTCCGATGCTGGACTTCAATGAAATCGCATCCGGTGGCGGCGCGGCTGTCACGGCCTCGCTCTACGTCATGTCGGTTGGCGAGGGCAAGCTTCGCGGCTTGCAAATCCGCCCGATTGAAGCCCGCGACATCGGCCTTCTGCAGGACGGCAAGACCTATCGCACGCATCTGTCGTGGGATGTCGGTTTGGTCGACGAACACAAATACTGCCTCAGCCGGCTGGATAGCTGGACGAACGCTCCAATCGTTGCATAAGGAATCGAAACATGGCCTTCCCGAGCGATCGTACTTATTCCTTCGACGTCAACCTCGTGTTGGCGGACGGCGCGGCGGCACAGACTGCCACCGGCTTCGCGCAGGCAAACGGTGCCAACGGCATCGTCGACCTGGGCGGCAATCAGGGCACGTCGCCCGTTCAGCAGGCGCGCATCGACGCGGTTGCCGTAATCGACGTGACCGCGCTGGACATCTCCTCCAGCAATGAATCCTACCGTCTCAGCATCCTTGTTTCAAACGATCCGGCATTCGGCGCCGGCAACGTGGACATGGCCGCAGAAATCTCTCTCGGTAAGGGCGGTTCGCGCGACGGTGTGAACATGAAGGACAGCGTGGTTGGCCGGTACGAAGTGCCGTTCTGCACGCAGATCGCAGGCGTTCTCTACGAATACGCCGCGCTCTACATCACCACGGGCGGCACCACGCCGTCCATCACCGCGTCGGCATTCATCGCCGTCCTTCCGGAGTGCTGAACATGAAAACGATGTTTTTCACGAACGAAAAGGGCGAAGTCGAAAAAGTTTCGCTGCATGACGTCGACGCCAACCACGCAATGGAAGTCGATCCGCAGCATTGGTCTGACACCGATCCGAGCATTGCGCCGTCGGTCGTGACACCGATCGACGAGATCAAGGTCGACGAGGCGAAGGCCACCGAAACCGACAAGCCGGCGGAGGAGGCCAAGTGAGCGTGCTCATTCATCCGCGATATGTGAAGCGCAACGATCACGTCGACCTATGGGACTTGGGGCCGTTGCGTCCCAGTGCTCCTATCGCGCCAACCCCTCCGGTCGAAAGCAAGGACCTGAAGGGCGCCGATTTCGAGTTGGCGAAGATCCACTACGAAGACGCGCTGGAAGATTATCGGCGCGATTTGCGTTCCTATGGTGCCGCCAAGACAGAACATAAGCGATGGCACGAGGAAAACGGTGGACCGGTAAAGATCGACCTCTGGTCGACCGATGCTGTCCATGCCCTCACCGTTGAGCCGAAGCGGTATTTCCTGGAACTCCCGAAGGGCCTCAAGCCCGGAACGGCGCAACTCGAGAATGACCGCATCGCCGAAATGAGCGCTCAAGAATTGCAGGAAGCGCGGGACAAAGACCCGCAATTTGGAAAAGGAACGCGGCTATGAAGTTCGCTCGTCATCTCATCTTCGCCGCCGCGGCGCTTCTTGCGGCGACCCTCGCGGCCCCGCAGGCTTTCGCGGCGTCGCAGGTTCTCTGCGCTCCCGAGGCGGCCGGCACTGCTGCCGGTCCCAAGGTCGTTGTCAATCCGAACACGAACGTCCGCTACTCGCTGAATTCCGGCGGTTGTGCGATCATCGCTTCGGGCGACATCGGCTACATGCTTTCGCAGGGCTACACGCCCGGCCCGAGCCTGAATACGCTGATCTACACCACCGGTGCCCTTCCGGCATCCGGCACGGGTGACATCGTGATCGGTGCGATCCCCGCTGGCGCCTACATCCAGCAGGTGATCGTTCAGAACACCACGGCCAATGCTGTGACCGGCGGCGTGTCGCTCGGCACCACGGCTAACGGCACCGACATCGTGGCTGCGCAGGCGGTGGGTGCGAATGCTCTCGTGTTCGTCACCGATGCCACCTTGCTTAAGCGGGTGTTCTCTACGACCGCAGGAACGCCGTTGCACCTTGCTCCGGTGACCTCCTCGAATACGGCGAACCTCACGGTCAGCATCATCTACGGCTATTTCTGATCTCCCGGCGCGTACCTCACAACTTAAGCCGCCCTTCGGGGCGGCTTTTTTCATGGTGCGTTGCCCGGTTTCATGGCTGACGCATCTTGGCGGCAATATCGGAGTTGCCGCATGACCCGCATCCTTCTCGCCATTGCCCTGCTGTTTGCCGCGATCCCTGCGCGCGCCCAGACGCCGCAGATGCCATATGCCTATCCGGTGACCGTGGGGACCTCACAGGTCGCGGTGATGGCGCTGAACCCATCGCGCCGCCGGATCATGTTTGTGAACCCCAACCCCGTCGCTATCATCGCGGTATGCCCTTCCATCAGCCGCGCGAACTCGGCGGCGATCAATTGCACGGTCAACGGCGCGGGCTCGATCACGCTGCTGCCGTATGCCTCGCAGGTGCTCGATGGCGTCGGCGGCAATCCGCTGGTGCCGTCGGCTTGGAATGCAATCTCGAACACCGCCAGTTCCGCCCTTACGGTCTTTGAGTGGGAGTGACGGCCATGCTTCGCCGCGCCGCTCTCGGTCTTCTCATCGTCATCGGTCTTTCGGTTCCGGCGGCTGCGCAGATGTGCGGCGGCGGAAACTGCGTCGCGCCAACCCCGCCGACTGCTGACAGCAGCGATCGGATCGCCACCACGGCGATGGTGCAGGCCGCGATTCTTGCGGGCGGGGGCGGGGGCGTCCCGTCGCTGCCGTCCGGTCAAATCTTCATCGGCTCGCCGTCGAACGTGGCGACCGCGCAGGCTGTCTCCGGTGCGGGCGACTGCCTCACCTCACTCTCGTCGAGCGGTGTGTTCACCTACACCTGCGTCAAGACGAACGGAGTGGCGTTCGCGCCGTCGGCCACAACGGACACAACGAACGCCGCCAACATCTCAAGCGGAACACTTTCGAATTCTCGCCTGTCCGGAGTCGGCCTGACCGCGAATCCTCTTTCACAATTCTCCAGCACGACGTCCACGCAGCTTGCGGGCGTGCTGTCGGATGAAACCGGTTCTGGTTCGCTTGTATTCGGCACGTCGCCAAATATCGTTACACCTACCGGAATCGTGAAGGCCGATGTCGGCCTCGGCAATGTTGCGAACGTAGACCAGACGAACGCGAGCAACATCACGTCAGGAACCCTGAACACTTCACGACTTCCAACACCATTTGCGAGCGGCTCTGCATCCGGAAACACGAGCAAGTTCGTGACTGTGGCTGGATCGCCCGTGTCCGGCAATTGTGCACAGTGGGATGCCAGTGGAAATGTAGCAGATGCTGGTGCTACGTGCGGCACGGGAGGTGGGAATAATACCGCAGTGAATGTGCTGGATTACGGCGCCGTAGCAAGTAGTTCGGGAGCATATGTCACCAACCAAACAGCATTTCAGGCCGCGCTAGCGACCGGCAAGCCAGTTTATTGTCCGGCCGGCCAAACATTTTACACGCAACCTATCACGGTGCCCACAAGTGGATCGTCTGTCATCTATGGTGGATGCAATCTCGTAGCGGCGGGGTCAGCTTCTGCGCCTGCGCTCGGCGTTCTTTATGGCGACGGGAATGCAAATTTCACAGTTCGTCAGATCAGCGTTGATGGATCGCCTCTAGGAATCGACGGCGTTCGATTCAAAAACAATACGAACCTCACGATAGATAGCATCACCGCGAATGGGGCGAACGCAATTGATGTCATCGCATCGAGCGGAACAGTTATTGAGAAAAACCTTATCCCAACTTACTCAAACATTGGAATCTCGTGCAGCGATTGCACCGTAACAAAAATTCTTCACAACAACGTAAGTAACGTTGTCGGAGGAACGGTAAACACTGCGCCATTCTATTGCATTCAGGCTAGCATTTCTGGCGTGGGTCAGCCTGGAAGTGACATCACTATTTCGGGAAACATCATTACGGGTTGCGGAACTTCGTTCGGAATCAACGTCAATGGAAATGGTACCGCTCTTTACGATGGCGTTACGATCTCGGACAATCAGGTAACAGACACAACTGTCGAGTCAATAAATCTTGCCGTCGTAAAGAATTTCACCGTCGCCAATAACGTCGTGAAATTCATTACGAGTACTCCAATCGATCAGGGAATCGACGTATGGGGCCCGGTTGGAGAAACTGCTTCGAATGGCCTATTTGTAGGAAATACAGTTGTAAATGCTTGCGCCGGAGGGATCGCTGTTGATCAGAACGTCAGTGGCGTGACGATCACCGGAAACACGATCATCAATGCAGCGAACTGCAAATCGACAGCTGGCAATGCCAACGCGGCGATCATTCTTTGGAATGGGCAGAATAATAGCGTGTTCGGAAATACAATCGTCGATCCCAACGCTAATATGCAATGGGCCGTGAATGAATATAACGATGGCCTGTCGACGGCTCCTGACTACAACGTCATAGGGGACAACGCCACTACTGACGGAACCCTTGGGCGATATAATTTAGTGGGCACCCATTCCAGCATGGGCTCGAACTGCGTCTTCAAGCAAGGCGCATCGACCTGTAGCGGGAATCCCGCATCTCAGACTGCGACGTTCGGCGCTGTGAATGTAAACGGCGCGGTGTCCGCCACAAAGTCGACGAACGGCAATCAACTAATCACTTCCACAAATTCCAACTCTGGCAGTAGTGCAGTTGCCGGGATCGCCGCGACCAGCAACGCGGGCTCTGTCCTCATGCAGGCCAACAGCACCGCCGGAGGCGGGGCAGCATCGTTGACTTCTTCGCTTCCGCTCACAGTAGGCTCGAGCGGTAGCAATACTAATCTTGGCACGTCTGGAACTGTTCGCATCGATGCTGCGGGATTGATGGTGCTGTCACCCAGCAAATTTGAACTGCTCGGCGCGACAAGCGGAGCAACGGTCGTAAATGCTCCTGTGACCGGCGGTGGCACGGCAACCCTTTTCCCGGGCACAGATACCGTCGCAGGTATCGCGGCAACACAGACGCTGACGAATAAGACGATTAGCGGTTCAAGCAACACCCTGACGAACATCCCGACAACCAACATGATAATCGGGGCGGCCACAACCGGTACTATAGCGGCAAACACCACCGGCTATATAAGCCTCGGATCGATGTGTGCGAGCGAATGCACATTCCTTCTGCCCGCAAGCGGCACGTTGAGCAATCTCGTTACCGCGTTTCAGGGGCCTCCGGGCGGCTCAGGTACCTATACGGTGACCGTAAGAAACAGCTTTTCCGATACAGCCCTAACCTGCATCGTCACATCCGCAAACTCGGGGTGTAGTGATACATCGCATACGAACTCGTTTTCTCTAGGCCAGATTCTTTCAATCAAGGTGGTATCGAGCACTGGCTCCGCCACTATCACGTCAGCCAGTTTTGGTCTGAAACTTCTGACGACTTCCCCATGATCTAATCTCGCCTGGAACTCATCGACATCATTACATCCGATGATGTTCTGCAGTCGTGATCATAAAGCGGACTCTCGCTGCAAGCGGTCAGTTTTTCGGAACTGCTCGGCACGTGCGTTCGCGATCGCCTGAAAATCTCAATAAAACGCTCAATTTTATTCTTCGTTGGCGAGGTCATGCGGTTTTTCCTGTACTTCGATTCAATGTTGGCACACCGGATAGGGCTGGGCGGTGCGTTGTTCGGTTATCCCGACCGGTTCACGGTCCAGCATGTCCTTCGAATGGCCGCTAGACAAGCTCGGATTGATCAACTCTGCTCTCTCGCAGACCGGGGATAACCTCGTCAATGCCGCAAACGATGGTTCTGACGAGTGGAATACCTGCTCCCCGGCCTATGAGCGCGGGCTTGCCTATGTCACTGAGGCCCATCCGTGGGCGTGGGTGACGACCTTCCGGGCGCTGCAACCGGCCGCCAATAAGCCTGCCGACGACACCTACGACACCGCCTACAATATCCCCAGCGATTTGGTCCACTTGATCCTTGTGCGGGTGAACGACCGGCCATGCCTGTGGGACCTTCAGGCAGGTCAGCTTGTCTGCAATTCCATGGGCGGACCCACCCCGCAGGCGCAGGGTTTGACCGCCCTGCCGGTAACGATCAAGGGCATCTTCTCGACGAATTCAGACGTCCAGAACGGCACTCCGACCGTCATTCTGGCGATGCAGTTTTTCGTGATGTCGGGCATCTACCGTGGCCTGCATGAGGATGCTGGCGAGGCCGCGCACATGCTCAATGCCGCGCGCGCGATGCTTGAGGAGGCGAGGTCCCGCCACGACATGCAGAAGCCGAAGCGGGCCATGTTCAATTCCCGCATCTCGGCGGCGCGGCTCATTCGTCGCCCGTGGCCTCCCGTGCCGAGCGGCTGGGGTGGCAACGGTAATCCTGGCTGAGGTGATCAGCCATGGTGCAGAAAATCCTCGGAGCCCAGCGCGACTTTTCCTTCGGACAGGTCGACGTTTCATTGAAGCGGCAGGACGATCATCCGGCTCGTAAAGCTGGCCTGCGGCAGATGGTCAATGCCCGCATCCTGAATGCGACATCGATCCAGAACCGATCCGGTCGGACGGCGCTATTTCCGATCACGAATAGCTGCGCGCGGATCGAGGAGTTCACGATCTCGGTCGGCAAGACTTTCAAAATCGCCTTTGGGCCTAGCCGTATTCAGATCATCAATTCTGTCGGCGCTGTCGTTCAGCAGTTCACCACGCAGGGCAATGGTGCCGCACTGCCGTGGACCGCGTTCAATCTGAACTCGATTGTCTATGCGATCTTCAACACCAGCATCTACATCGCGTTCGCAGGGATGCGACCTCAGGTCGTTGCGTTCGACGGCGTGTCGACATGGGCGATATCGGATTACGCCGAACTCCTTGCTGGCAACCAGAAGCGCACGACGTTCTATCGCATCAGCCCGCAAGGCATCACGATTGCACCATCTGCAACGACCGGCAGCGTAACTGTTGTTGCATCGTCGCCTGTCTTTAGCGCGGCTTTGGTTGGCACGCGCATTCGTTATGTCAGCCGGCAGCTTTTGATCACAGCATTCACGGATTCCACGCACGTCACCGCGACGGTCGAGGAAACGTTGCCCGGCAGTCAGACCATCCAGTTCACTAGCAATCCTGCGCTGTTCTTCAGCATCGGGGATCAGGTTATCGGGGCAACGTCGAATTCGAAGGGTATCGTCATCACGCTGAACGGTTCCCCTAATACGATGCAGGTCCAGCTTCTCACCAACGACACCGTTGTACTTCCAAACGGATCGCCTGCGGGAAGCGGCGTCTACGCATTCGTGCCGGAGAACATTGTCGGACCCGGTGGTTCTCTTGCGTCGCAAACTCAGTCAGCCATTCAGGCGCCGCTCGCTGTCACCGTATGGGACGATGAAGTCATGAACGATTTGCGGGGCTATCCCGCGTCATGCTTCACGGATCAATTCCGCCTCGGTTTCTGCGATTTCCCATCGGTGCCGGGCGGGATCAATTGGTCCGCCATAAACTCGCCGACTGATCTCTATGCGAACGATGCGTCGTCGCCCAGCAATGCGATCTTCGAAATCGTTCCAGACAAGAGCCGCGTGTTCTATGTCGTCCCCGGCATGGAGAGTTCGGAGTTCGTTTTCTGCGACCGCAAGCTCTATTACATCCTGATCAATGCGACCAATCCTCTGGTCCCCGGCAGCGTCGGCTTTCAAATCCTGTCGAGCGATGGTTGCGCTCAGGTGCAGCCGCGCGCCGCTCAGGAAGCCTTGGTGTATGTCAACGCTGGGCGGAATAGCGTCGTCGCGATCACGGCACCGGGTGCCTACAATCGTCCGTTCAACACGAACAACCTGACAGAATTTCACTCCGACTTGTTCAGCAACGTGGTCGCGCTCGCGGTGCCCACGGCGGATGGCACGTTTAATGAACGCTACATCTACGCGCTGAACTCTGACGGCTCGCTCATCGTCGGCAAGTACACGACGCAGAGCGGCGAGATTAAGGGCGGCATCGGTTGGGGACCGTGGAACGGTGTCGGCGCAGTCGCATGGGTGGCTGCGTGGGCGTCAGACGTGCTGTTCTCGACTAGCTATTTCGGAACACCGATCTGCGAAATCCTCGACGACAATCAGTATCTCGACGCCTCGCTTCCGGTGAACTCCGCGCCTGCTGCGTTCGCGCCACCGGGCGGCAAGGGTCCGCTATGGTTCATCCCGTCTCAGACCGTGAACCTGATGGATCAGGTCACGCGCTCGATGGGCACATACCAGATCGACGCGAACGGATTCATCGTCCCACAATTTAACGGCGGCGAAGACCTGAACGCTGCAAGCCTCATCGCGGGCCAGCAATGGACGATGGTGGCAGAGCCATTCTGCCCGGACGCCAATCCAGGCAGCGATGTGGGCCAGCGCATGTTCAAGCGCCGCATCTCGCGTTTTGCCGCCTATGTGGTCAATTCGACCGGCTTCCTGATGGCGCGACTGTTCTCAGGACCGATCACGCGCACGTCTCCGCCGCTCGGCACCGTAATGAACACCAGGCGCGTCACGACGTGGAATCAGGATGACGATCCGACGGCTCCGCCACCGCTGCGTGAGACGGCAGAACGATGGCGACCGCTCGGGCGCTCGTTCGATCCGCGCGTGGCGATCATCAAGGACACACCAGGACCATTGCTCATTGAGGAGCTTGGTATCGAAGCGACGATCTGAGGACAGGACTATGGGACAAGCAGGCGGTTCAGGAGCATCGGGTGGATCATCCGCATCTGGCGGGTCAATTGCCAGCATCGGCTTGTCGACATTCGCGACGCTGCTCAAATCGCAGGGCGAATCCGAAGCCGATAAGTATCAGGCGCAGCGGCTTGAGATTGCCGCGCAATACGGCGACCTGAAAGCCACGCAGACCAATTCCCAGATGACGCGCAACCTGACGACGGTGCTCGGCAATATCGACGCCGTGCGCTCGGCCGCACATGCCGATCCAACTTCTCCGACCGGCGCGGCCTATCGCGACAATCAAGAGGATATCGGCGAGACGAACCGCGGCATCGCGGTCGGTGGCCTCCGCGCGCAGGCTGCGCAGGACCGCTCCGACGCAGCGTTCTACCGGACGGCTTCCAAGAACGCATTGACGCTCGGCTACGTGAACGCCGCTGCAGGCGTCGCGAAGGGCATTAGCGGCATGCCGATGATGGCGGGTTAGAGAAATGGTCGATCTTCCGAAGGTAGACACCGGTATCGTCACCTCCCGCGCGCCGCAATCGTCGGTGACGGGAAACGACATTCGGCGTTCGTACAATCAGGCGGCCGATGCAGCGGGCAATGTCGCCGACGTCATGATGGACGTGGCGAAACAGGGCGCGAAGAAAGAAGCGGCCGATGAACTGATGAACCAGAAGGTCGTCCGCAATGCGGATGGCTCAGTATCAGTTGAGAACCCGGTTTCGTCGCCGCTGATCTTCGGAGATGCGGGACGGGTATTCTCGGATGCGGTGAAGGTCGGCACCATCGCGCAGCACAGCAATTCGCTGTCTCAGGACTTCGCCGAACTGCACACGAAATTCCCGACCGATCCCGCTGGCTTCAAGGCGGCGGCGCAGGCGCACCTCGACAAGACTGCGCAGACCGTCACCGGTCCGATGGGCGAGGCGATCCAGCAACAGGGCTCCCAGCTTCTCACGCAGCACTACAACGCGATCACCAGCACGACCGCCTCGAACGATATCGATAACCAGAAGAAATCGATCACCGCCCAGATCGAGGATCAGAAGGGGACGATGATTGCCCTTGCTCGGCAGGGCGGGACCGACACGCCGGAGTTTGCGCAGGCGAACCAGAAGCTGCTGGCGTCCTATGATGCGCTGGCGACCAATCCTCTTTTCAAGATGCCGGTCGATCAGATTGAGCTTGAGAAGAAGAACGTGCAGGGCCTACTGCAAGGCGAGGCGCTGGTTGCCCATGTCGATGGAACGTTCAACAAAAAGGGTAAGGCCGAAGCGCAGAAGGTGCTTCAGGAAGGCATCCTGCAAAACCCCAACCTGAAGGAATCCGACCGCTCGCGCCTGTACACGCAGGGCCTGTCGCGGCTCGCGTATCTCACGGGCGACGCCAAGGCTACCATCGATGCCAACCGGCAGATCACCACCCAGTTTGAAACGGGCCTGAGCAAGGGCACCGTGAAGCCGGAAGACCCTGCGGTCGGTCAGGCGATCCAGCGTGCGCGCGACATCGGCGACACCGAGGGCGCCCAGCGGATCACCGCGGCGGCGGCTGTCGCAAAGCAGTTTCGCGGCATCAGTTCGCTGCCGGATGCGATCCAAGGCGAAGTTCTCGGCGTGCCGAAGGGCGGCGGCGAGCCCGTCAACACCAGCATCCCGCCGGAGGGGCGTGGCCTGCTGAAGATTATCGGGCAGACCGAATCCAACAATCGCTACGACGTGCGATATTCCGGCACCGGCCCGCGCGTGTTCACGGATTACGGCGACCATCCGCGCGTAGCGGAGGCGATCACGTCCGGTCCCGATGTCGGCAAGACCAGCAGCGCGGCGGGCTATTACCAGTTCATCGGACCGACATGGGATGCACAGAAGGCGAAGCTCGGCCTGAAGGACTTCTCGCCAGCCAGCCAGGATGCTGCCGCGTGGGATTTGGCGCAGACCACATACAAGGCGAAGACCGGGCAGGACCTTCTGACCGTGCTTCGATCTGGCGATAAGGAAGCCATCAACGGCGTGCTGCCCGTGTTGTCCGGCCAGTGGTCATCGCTGCCGGGTGGCCGCCAACCGGCGAGCCAGTTCCGTGCGCCGGCGGCGAACGGCGGCACCGGATTCACGGCTGAGCAGGTGAAGCAAAACCCGTTCCTGCTGTCGGCCTATGTGCGCACGCTCGCGGAAGACCCGGAATTGCGCGTGCAGTCGGCCAAGCAGACGGCGACCGCCATCGGCAAAGCGCTCGATAACGGCATCCTCCCATCGCCTAGCGCCTATGCCGAGGTGGAGCAGGCGGCGAAGTTGTATCCCGAGAAGTTGGGGGCAGTCGCCGATGAAATCCGCGGTCGGCTGCAGGGTCAGCAGATCGCACAGTTGCCGCAACCGCAACAGGAACAGATCAAGGAGCAGTATCGCGCCGCCGCCAACGGCTCGGACGTGCACCACATGAACGTCGCTGCCGCTGCGCTGAAGCAGCAGCAGGACTCCCAGAAGAACATGCAGGACCATCCCTATCAAGAGGCCGCGCGACGTGGCTGGACGCCGCCGCCGGCGGAGATTGATCCTGCGAAACCTGACGGAATCGTTGCGGCCGTTGCGCAGCGCGCGCAGTTGTCCCAGCGCATCGGACAATTGAACCAGTCACCGAATCCGCCGCTGCTCGACGGCGATGACATGGGCCGAATGCAGGTTGCATTGCAGGGGCAGGCTGGGCCGCAGGTGCTCACCGGGCTCGCGACCGCGCTCAACCCCGACGATATGAAGACGTTGCTCGGGCAAAAGGATTTCGTCGGCGCCGTGAGCGGCATGATGTCGAGCAAGGACCCGGCGCGCATGACAGCCGCCATGGCCTTCGTGGATCAGCGGTGGCGGCAGAACGCGGCGGAGGCGGAAGGGCAGTTCGGCTCAGCCGCGATCACGCGATTGCAGGCATGGCAGGCATTGAAGGACAGCTTCGCGCCGCAGGAATTGGCCGAGCGTCTGAACCTGTCGGACGACCCGGCGACGGCGAAATCGCGGGAAGTCGCCAAGGAGGCAGCCGAGAAAGAGGTCAAATCGATCTCCGCTTCCGACATGGCCTACAAGCTCGGCTCCGGCTGGCCTGTCATTGGTCAGATTACCGGGTCGACGCCGGGCGCGCCGTTCGACAGCATCAAGGGTGGTGAGCTCGTTGCCGATTACAAGGCTACGTACACGGCCCTGCGCGCCTATGGAGTCGATGCCGACCGTGCCAACGATCTGGCGGTCAAGCGGCTGGCGACGACGTGGGGGCCTTCGGAAGCCGCCGGAAACCAGATCATGAAGAACCCGCCCGAGCGGCTTTACCCGCAGCTCGGCGGCAAGAGCGACTGGATCGCAGACGACCTGAAATCGTGGGTGGCCGGCAAGGTCGGGCCACAGTTCGGCATCAACATCAAATCTAACTTGCCGGATGCGGAAAATGCGCTGAACCTCACTCCACAGGAAAAGGCACTGTACGAACGGCACCTTTCGAACTTAATGGGCCCCGGCGGTGTGGATAACGCTCCGACGCCTGAGAATCCGCAGGGCAGTCGTTCGACGCTTTTCCAAACTACCGCTGAGCACGATGGGAAATTCTATACGATCCCGACGGTCTTCGACGGCAAAATCCTCTGGGACAAGAATGCTGCTGATCCTGCTGCCGCTGCTATCGCGAAGGTGGAGAAGATCGGCTGGGAAAAATTCCCCTCGTACAAATCGGAGGCAGAAGCTGAGGCTCGCTATCAGCAGATGCATTCGTTCATGGACAAAGACACTGGGGCTTTTCTAAGCGCTCGAAAGTCTTCGGGAATGAGTAGCTTGGAAATGGGCATCGCAGGTGTCGTGCGCGACCGTAACTGGCAAGTGCAGGGCCTCATCTCCGATGGACAGACGCAGGCCGAAATCGCCAACGGCAAGCCGCCATCCTATCAAGTCGCCATCAAGCGGGCAGACGGCACCCTCGACATCATCCCGTCGCGGATCGCCTTCGATCCGGCTGATCGCATCGCGGCGCACACCGCCAAGCTGCAAGGTCGACAGGACGACATGAACGCCATGCGCGAAATTCAATTCCAGTCCGGCGGAGCGCAACCGTAATGGCCGGGATCGACGTTGCGAACGACGGCGGATTGATCGAGCGTACCGGGCAGGGACAGGCCCCGGTGAACGCGCCGCAGCCGAATGACGGCGGCGAGGCGCTGTTCGCTGCAGCCTTCCGCCAGACCAACACCGTGATGTCCGCTATCCAGTATGCGCGCAACTCCGGCAGCTTCGCGCCCACCCCGGGCTACAACCCCATCGACGACGTGAAGGCTTGGAAAGACCCGAACTATCTGCTGAACAACGGCGCGGCATTCGTGGGCTCCCAGTCGCCGGCCGAAAGCCAGTCGATCAAGGCGCAGATCGATCAGGAAACCAAGGATCGGTCATTGCTGGCAGCGAACGGTGGCACCGGATTCATTGCGCAGACGGTTGCGGGTATCCTCGATCCGACACTGCTGCTGCCCGGTGGTGTGGCTGTCGACGCAGCGCGCGGCGGGCTCGCCTTCTCCAAGGCAGCCATCAACCTCGGCAAGGCTGGCCTGATGCAGACGACCGCGCAGGAAGCATTGCTGCAAGGCACGCAGGAAACCCGCACGGCTTCGGAATCGGCCCTCAACGTGGCGAGCGGCACGCTGCTGACGGCCCTGATCGGCGGCGGGGCGGCGCGTGTGTTCTCCGCGCCCGAGCGCGCGGCCATCGAGACGAAGCTGTGGCAGGACCGGGCGGACATCAACACGCACGCTGAGAACCCGGCGAGCCCGGAGTTCAAGCCGACCGAGCCGCCAGCCCCGGCGAATGTTAATGAACCGTCGGGTACCGCATATCCTGCGGCGGTCGGTGCAGCGGCGACCGATACGCGCAAGGTCGAGCTGGTCGACTTCGGCCTGAACCAGGTGCCCGGCCTGCGCAACGTCGTGGAGAAGACTTCCCCGATGCAGCGCATGTTCGGCGCCGAGAGCGTGACAGCCCGGCGTGCGGCGGCCGATCTGGCCGAAACCTCGCTTCTCACCAAGGAGAACCTTGAGGGTGGCGTCACCACGGCGGGCCCGGCGCTCGATCGGGAAGCCCGGCTGATGATCCATCAGGGGCAGGTGCGCACGGGCGACGAACTATCGAGCCTGTTTTCCGACTATCGGTTCGGCGAGCAGAAGTCGTTTCCTCGCGCGCGGGGCGTGGTTGAAGACCTGACCGGCCGCGCCGAAGAAGGAAAGATGTCCTTCGATCAGTTCAAGGAGGAGGTCACCGAAGCGCTGCGCAACGGCGATCAGCATGAGATTCCTCAGGTGCAGCAGGCCGCACAATTCCTGCGCAACAACATCTTCGATCCCATGAAGAAGCGCGCCATCGACGCCGGATTGTTGCCGGAAGACGTGGACGTGAAGACCGCCGACAGCTACGTGCAGCGGCTTTACAACAAGCAGGCCATCGCGGCGAAGCGGCCCGAGTTCGTGAACCGCGTGACCGACTGGCTGGAATCCGATCAGGCATCGAAGGCGCAGGCGAAAAGCCGGATCGACGGCTTGGCCGATCAACTTTCCCGCGCGCAGGAATCAATCGACGACCTCACGAAGAAACTCGCCAAGACCAAAGATGAAGACCTGTTCCGGGGCCAGCTTGAGGAAGACCTGATCCGGGCGAATGAGACGCACGATCGCACTCGCAAGCAGATCGAGAAAGAGCTGGCGGACTGGCAGGGCAAGTCCGTGGCTGAGGCGAAGTCGGCGCTGAAGACGCGCGCGAAGGCTGAGGAAAGCCGCGCTCCTGACGCCAAACGCATGACCTCGGCGGACAAGACCATCGACAAGACCGTGAAGCGCATCCTCAAATCCGACCGCGAGATGTCGCGCGCCGAATTGCAAAGCCGGGCCGACGAGATCACCGACCGCATCCTCGGCTCGCCTGATGGCCGGTTGCCTTACGATCTGGGCATGGAGCACGGGGCAGGCGGGGTTTCCAGCGGCGAGCAGCCGCGTGGCGCGCTGGCCCAGCGGGAGTTCAATATACCCGACGCTACGATCAAGGATTTTCTCGAGAACGACGCCGAGCACATCGTGTCATCGCACCTGCGCACCATGGTGCCGGACGTGCTGCTGACCGAGAAGTTCGGCGATACCCGGATGACCGAGACGTTCCGCAAGATCAACGATGAATACGCGGCCAAAGTGGCAGCAGCCAAGTCGGAGAAAGAGCGGACGGCACTGGAAAAAGAACGGCAGCGGGTCAACAGCGACCTTGCCGCGATCCGCGACCGCATCCGTGGCACCTACGGCATCTCGGCCGACGCGCCACTGCGTAACGTCGCCCGCGCCGCCGGCGTTCTGAAGAATTACAACGTGCTCACCAGTATGGGATCGGCTGCATTGTCCTCGCTGCCGGATATGGCCGGGGCCGTCATCCGTCACGGACTGACCACCACATTCAACGACGCATGGACGCCGTTCTTCAAATTCCTGACACGGCAGTCCGACGCCTTTTCCGAGGCGCACAAGCAATTCCGCGCCATGGGCATCTCGGTGGAAATGACCTTGGCCTCCCGGCATCACGCTCTGACCGACACGCTGGATACCTACCATCCGCAGTCGCGGGTCGAGCGCACGCTGCAATGGGCGACGAACAAGTTTCAGTTCGTCAATATGCTGGCGCCGTGGACCGACTGGGCGAAGACCAGCGCCTCGCTCGTGGCATCGTCGGAGATTCTGCGGGCTGCCGAGGCGTCGGTGAACGGGAAACTCACCGCTCGACAACTGCGCAACCTGGGGGAAAGCGGCATCGAGCCGCACATGGCCGCCCGCATCCATGAAGCCTTCAAGACCGGCGGTGAGGTCCGCGATGGCGTGCATCTGCCGAACACTGGGGACTGGGCCGACAAGGAAGCGCGCCGGGTATTCGAGGGTGCGGTTGCGCGCGATGCCGACATTGCCGTGGTCACGCCGGGGCAGGAAAAGCCGCTGTGGATGAGCCATGGAATCCTCTCCGTGCTGGGCCAGTTCAAGTCGTTCACCGCCGCCGCGACCGAGCGCGTGCTGATCAGCAACCTTCAGCGCCGCGACGCGCAGGTGCTTCAGGGCATGCTGTTCTCGATGGGCCTCGGGATGCTGTCCTATAAGATCAACAGCGTGACGGGCGGCTCGCCGGTCAGCAACAATGCGGGCGACTGGGTGAAGGAATCCATCTCGCGCGGCAACCTGCTGGGCTGGTTCGAGGAGGGCAACGCGCTCGCTTCCAAGGCGACCCGGGGGGGCGTCGACGTGTACCGGCTGGTCGGATCGGGCAAGCCTCTGACCCGCTATGCCTCACGCTCCGCGATGGACCAGCTTCTTGGCCCGACCGCTGGTAAAATCCAGCAGGTTCTCGGCGCAGTGAGCGCGGCGTCGAAGCCCTCGGAATGGAACGAGGCTGACAGTAAATCGCTCCGGCGGCTGGTCGGCGGTCAGAACGTCTTCTATGTCCGCCGCCTGTTCGATCAGGTCGAGGCATCAGCCAACAATTCGTTCGGCATCGAGATGAAGGGCAAGCCCGAGAACCGCTGACGGGTGCGGTGCATCCATCGCCAATGCAGCCATGCTCCCGGCATGAAACACATCCGCGCCGCCCTGATCGCCCTTGGCTTCCTCGCTGGCATCGCGCCATCCTTCGCGCAGGCCCCGCCGCCAGTGCCTGGGCTTCCAGATGCCGAGCGCCGAACCAGCTATTCGATCAGCGCCAACACCTGCCAGTGCAACGTCAACTTCGCGCTTTACGGGGATTCGACCGACTACCAGAACTGGCTCGAGGTCTTCATCAATGGCGTGCGGGTCAATTATAATGACTCGACCTTCGGCTGGACGATCACCAGTCCGACCGGCCCGTTGGCATCCATCGCGCGTCCCGTCACCGATGCGGTGCTGACCTTCAATCAGGCGCAGACCGGAACGATCCAGATCGTCGGCGCGCGCCGTCCACGGCGAGTCTCGCAATTCACCGAGAACCGCGGCGTCGCCGCTCGCGACCTCAACCAAGTCCTGACCGACATCATCGCGCAGAACCGTGAGATTTGGGACAAGACCAACGACATGACCGGGCGCGGGCTTTTCAGCCAGCCCGGCAACACCGTCGGCCCGCTGCCTCTGCCGTCGCTGTGCAGCGGCAAGTTCCTGAGCTTCGACGCCACCGGCCTCAACCCGATCTGCAATACCGGCGGTCCCGGCTCCGGCAACGTGGTCGGACCCGGCACTTCCGGCACCGGACATTTTGCGATCTTCACCGACACCTCCGGCGCAGTCCTCGGGGATGGCGGTTTGCCGGCCGCATCGGCAACCACCGACACTACCAACGCCAGCAACATATCGACCGGCATCCTCGGCTCTGCGCGGGGCGGGGCTGGTACGGTCACGGGGGCTTTGAAGGCCAACGGCACCGGCACAGTCTCACAAGCTGCGTGCGCCGACCTGTCGAACGCCTCGGCGTCCTGCGCAACTGACGCCACCAACGCGACGAACATTGCATCCGGCACGCTGGCCGATGGACGGCTTTCCTCTAATGTCCCGCTGAAGAACGGCAACAACACCTTCTCCGGCGTCACGACATGGACGGGCGCGCTGCGCATTCCCGGCCGTGTGGTCACTGCCGCAGGTGCAGTCACAGTCTCGGCGACAACCGACTATTTCATATGCATCAACAAAACTGTTGGCGCCGCAACCGCCGTTAATCTGCCTGCCAGCCCAGCCACATGGTCGACGTACCTCATTAAGGACTGCAAGGGCGACGCCTCGTCGAACAACATCACGCTAACACCAGCGGCCGGCACCATCGACGGCGCCGCCACCTATGTGATGAACATCTCGCGGCAATCAGCATCGGTGACCTATAACGGCACCGAATGGAGCGTCAATTGATCCGGCGCATCCTAGCTGGCCTTCTCGCGCTCGCGCTTCTGACGCCAGCCTATGCGGGCTTCCCCGGCGGCGGATCAGGACAGCCTCGTGGCCAATGCGCTCCGGGGAATAACAACAACACGCTTGCATTGCTTCATATGGATGGAGCGAACGGTGGCACGTCGTTCGCTGACAACAATGCTGGCGGCATTGCTGCGACCTGGACCGCATCGTCGGCCACCACGTCCACGACAGCACCTAAATTCGGCACGGCGTCGTATCTAGGATCGGCGACCTCTAACGCCCGAATCCAATCTAGCCAAAATGGTGCGTATGGCGCTGGGACGTCAGACTTCTATGTAGATTTTTGGTTTAAAGCCGGTGCAGGACTTTCAACGACGCTGCAATATATCGCTGGTTATGGCGATCCGTCACTCAGTACGCAATCCGGTTGGTACATCTATTACGACGCATCAAAGAATTTGAGGTTCAATTTCC